GTCCCCCTCGCCTGCCAGGATGTCCAGTTCGGGGGCGATATCCCCATCGAACAAGGCTGCGCCTGCAAGCTGGATCACCTGCCGTTCGGCATTCAATACCTGCCGGGTTTTATCCTGCCAGTTGCAGTTCAGGGTCAGATCAGCCGCGATCAAAGGTGCACCATTCTCATCGGCGCCGTTCGCCAGCACCACCCGACAAGGCGTTTTGCACACCCTGCCGGGCACCAGTCGGGGCCACATCAGAGAATCAGCCGGGACGCAAGCCCCGACTGCCTCAACTGGGTCATAACCGCATTGGTGGTAGTAACGCCGCCCTGGGTCACGGTCCGCTCTGTGGAAAAGCTCATGCTGACACCGTTGATTCCGTAACTGGCAAGAGGGCTTTGCAGTTCCTCACCGTAGTCGCAAAGAAAGGCGGCATGATAGCACACCGCTTTTCTTACCTTTTCCTGCTGGAATTCCGTCAGGTTTTCAAAGCCATACTTGCGGATACGCCCATAGCAGAGCGCGTCCACTTCGTCGGCGGCCCGCTCCAGCATCAAATTCGCCACAGCATCCGATGCCTGAGAATCCGGTACATACTTTCGGAATTTACAGAGTGTGGCGTAGGCCATCTTAAACCACCGCCGTAGGATCGATATCCACGTACACGCTGTCGATCTTGCCGTCCTTGCCGTTGGGGAAGGTAAAGACATCAGACAGCTCGCGCTCCTGATACAGGTAGCCGTCACCCTCAGTGTGGGCACCGGGAGCGAAGTGGTAGATGGAGCTGATCTTGGGCACCACCTTGGTGGTCAGAGGAGTTGCCACCAGAACGTTGATCTTGTGGGCGCCGGCAGCGGGAGTGAATCCGCCATCCTCGCCGTCGAAATCAAAGGCATCGTAGAAAGTCTCGTTATCGATAACTTCCATGATGGTAACGCCGTCGATATCGGTGATGCGGGTCTCGATGCCGGTACCGCCGTCGGTTACCTGGGTCACAGAGATGTTCCGGGTAAACTCGGTAGAACGCTCCAGCATGTCCATGATGAAGCTGTCAACATACATGATCAGGCCCTTGTTCTTGTACCGGCGCAGCTTGCCGGATGCCAGGATAGCCTTCAGCTTGCCGAAGACGGTTGCGACGTGCCAATCAGCCGCAGCAGTTTCGGAGTGGTAGCCTTCCAGCTCCTTTGCCTTGGCGGCAGTCTTGGAGAAGAACAGCGCATCCTTCTCGGGCGCGGACTGGGTCTCGGTAAAGGTACGGGCGATGTTCTGGATAGATGCGGTGGCATTGGACTCATCCACATCGGCCTTGTCCACCAGGAACTCAATATCGCGGTCATGCTCGACGGTGTAGGGGTGGTCGGTCTGCTTGAAGGTGCCGCGGTTCCAGCCACCATTGCGGTCATGGCTCTTGAAGCCGGAGGTAGACATGCTGGTGAAATGGAAGGTCTTCGCATCCAGCCAGCGAACATTGGTGGTGATGAAGGGGGAGCACAGGGCATTCTGGTTCAGAATCTCCAGCAGCTCAGGCTGCCACACTTCTGCGTGATTGATTACATTGGGCATAAGTTATTTCCTCCTTAGTTATTTTTGAAACGGTTCCACCGCTTCACGTTCTGGGTTCCATTGCCGGTTTTTTTCTGGACACCGCCGTTGTCCCGATCGGCGCCGATCTTGAAGCCGCCGGCAGACTTCTTTCTGCCTTCTTCCGCCTTCCACTCAGGGTGACGTTTCAGCACAGTTTCCATAGCACTGGTGACGGATGCTTCCGTAACGGTTCCGGCCTTGGCAGCTTCTGCCATAGCCAGAGTCACAGCATCATCCACCATAGCAGGGGATACACCAGCCGAATAAGCCGCAAGACGGCCCTGGGCATTGAGCAGCTGAGCACGCAGCGCAACTGTCTCATCGGCAGCAGGTTCCTGCGTGGGGGGCTCAGGTTGTTCCTGAGGCTCTTCTTCCTGGGGCTCTTCGTCCTCATTGTCAGCGGGTTCTTCTTCGGTTTCCTCCTGCTCGTCGGTCTCCTGCTCCTGAGACTGTTCCTCCTGGGCGGGAGTTTCTTCTGCCGGGGTTTCCTCCTGCTCAGTGGGAGTCTCAGGCTCCTGATCTTCCACAGGAGGTGCTTCCTGTTCGGGATTCTTCTTTCTTGCCATAATTGGCCTCCTTTCCGCCCATAAGGGCTATTGAGTATAGAAAAAGAGCCCCACCGAAGCAAGACTCTTGACCTATTTACTTTCAGTTATTGCCGCAATAAGCGCAGCATCCACCCTTCCAGGCACCGCAGGCATTCCGGAGACAGTCTACGAATTCTGCGGTGTTATGCTCGATGGTTTCACGAAAGATCTCTACACCTTCCTCATCGTACTCGAAACGAGTCTGAGTAACACAGTGCCGGTCAACGGCATAAGGGCATTTCATACTGTTTTGCCTCCGTCAGCAACGATATGCCAGTCATCGGCCAGCATATCTGCCTGGGAAGCAAGCCATCCCAGCTGTACGCCGGAGGTACCGACAAAGGCCAGTGCCTTGTTCCCAATGTTGCAGTGATTTGCATTCACGATCTCTGCGTCATGGTTCTTGTAGGAGATGCAGTATGCAAGCTCCACATACTGGCTCTTGCCGTTCCAGCCAGCGCGGGCGATCTTCTTGCCCTGCTTCGCTGCCTCGATAGCCAGACCAAAGCTCATGCCATCAGCCGGGCGGTACGCTTCCTCAAAGACTACCTTCGGGGACCAGCTCTCATAGCCATCAGGGTAACGGACCAGATAACCTTCGTCTGCGGGATTCTCGTCCACAGGGATAGTCCAGCCGCGGTACTCATTGTATGCACCACGGGTCATGGGGCGGGCATGGATCATCTTTGTTCCAATGTACTGTTTCATGTTCTCCTCCTTGTTTTTTTCAAAAAGCACTTGCTTTTGTGGATGTATCACGCTATAATGATAGTGGAGCTGGTCGCTGTCGTCGTGTATTCCCCTCGGGGATGTGATGGTGTGTCAGCTCTTTTTCTATGCTCTTTTAAGAACTCTTACAATCTTTCCATCACGGACAATTACCAGTTCTTCCACAAACTGCGTATCTTTTGACCAGAAAATCTTATCGATCTGCTGTTCGATCACTTCCTCTGGTAATTCTGATTTACTGACGTCAATAACAAAGCGCCGAGCTTGTCCCTTTGCTTTTTTGATTCGGTTTAGAATTGGGTTTTTACCCGTCGTCTTACCGATCGTTTTAAGATCATATAGTGATATATCCCTTGCGCCGCATTCGGACTGGTACTCCGGGTGCGGCTCTTTTTTATTGAGCTTTTTCCAGATAGCTCATAACCCGGCACACCGCAGCCACGGTGCAGCCGGTGACGGCGGCGATGGCCACCATCTGACCAAATCGGTAGGTCAGCATCACCAGGAATGCAGTGCCGCACAGGCCGATACAGTCCTTGACCAGGTACCACTGCTTCCGCTTACGCTTGGCGGCTGCCTTGTCGGCCCGCTCCTGGGCTTCCAGCGCGACTTTCGCCTGGTCCTGCCGGTCCTTGTCCCGGTCCTTAAACATCCGGTCCGTCTGAGCGTCGCAGACCGCATTATCGTCGGCGTGCATCGTCTTCACACCGTCATCGGTGATTCTGGCCACGTACAGGCCGTTT